TTGGAGCCCCTCTTGCTGGCGGTGGTGGTGGAGATTACTTCCGTGATGGCAACATTTCTGCTCCCACCTATGGCGCTTATGCGGCTCAAGCCTATCTGGATGCTCAGATTGGACCTGTAACATATGTCCGCATGCTCGGTGATGCACACCCTAATAATGATGCCACTACGGCTGGTATGGGTGGCTGGAATACAGAGAAGGAATTTGAGGGCGCTACAAGTGACAACGAATCGGCGCGCTTTAAGGCTGGTGGAGCTTATGGCCTCTTTATCTGTCCTTCTGGATCCACCTCGGTAGGGACCGGTTCATTGGCAGCTATTTGGTATTGTAATAGTGGGTCGTCTATGATTCTTTCTGGTAACGCACGAGGAAGTGCAGTCGGCGGTGCTTCTGTTGAAGCTTCTGGCTCTGCTATTGTCGTTGAATCGCAAGATGGTATTATTTTTACGGCAGAGGTGCTCGATAGCACCGGGGCTCAAGCCGCCAGTACAACATTTAACTTTAATCGTAATAGTGGGCAGTATATTCGAAAGGTGTTCAACACAAACCCGACATTTACCAATGGCACTGTTACTAATCAGAGTCTTCTCTCTAAGGGTGCGAGTACATATTGGCTTGGCGAGACTTATGAGCAACATCTTTTTGAAAAGTTGGGCAGCGCTAGTGGGAAGGTTTATGGATTCATTGCGGCTGTTAACTCTGGTAGTACCTCCTCCACGAGCGCTGGTCCCAATCAATGGGCAGATCGACAGACGAAGTACATTAATCCAAGAACTGGATGGTTCTTCTCTCAAGACTTGACAACCGACACTGCATCTTATGATGCGACCAATATGACAAAGCTATTTTGTTTCCATGCTAGGGATCAAGGAGAATCTGCCCAAGAGCAGTATAAGATCTCTATTCGGGACATCAAGGCTTCCACCAACGATTTTGATAGTTATGGATCCTTTACGGTTGTTGTGCGAGCAGCTTGGGATTCGGATGCAAAGCCCGTAATCATCGAACAGTATTCGGAATGTAACCTTAATCCACAATCGACGAGTTATGTCTCCAGAAAGATTGGTGATAGGTACTTGGTGTGGGATTATGAGGATGCACGGACGAGGGAGTATGGCGAATTTGCCAATAAGTCCGAAATTATTCGCGTTGAAGTGAACCCAGATCTTAATGCGGCAGACACTCGATTGCTTCCGTTTGGTGTGTTCGGGCCTCCACGCCCACCTGGGATTACATTGTTGTCAGGCGCAGCACTCCAAACCGTAGGAACGCGGAACATTGTTCCTATGCTTGGCGAAGGGGGCCTTGGCGTTTTGTTTACGGGCTCCGCACCGGGCAACGATGGTGGTTACGATATCAATGGTACTCTGTCCTACTCGTATGTCGAGGGCACAAGTTCGTGCGCGGGCTCTTGGCTTGCTATGAGCGGTTATAGTGAGGCTGCTGGCATGCAGTCCTCTGGAATGGAGGTTCAAACCTCCGTTGGAGGCGTTGCATACCAGTTCACGAGTTCATATTTCTTCCCATCAACTCTTACGCGACTTTCGGGTACCGACCACGGTATGGCAAGTCCGAAAGATGCTTATTGGGGCCTTCAAACGAACGAGTGGTCTTCGACCAGGACTTCCACAGCGTTCGATACGGGTTATCGGGATTATCTGCGTGGCTTGCCGCTTGGTACCACATCGGGTTTTGATACCTTGAGTGGTCCTCCGACAAACAACGAGTATTCTTGGATTTTCACCTTGGATGATATTGTTGTACCAGGTGGCGTTGCTGTGAGGGCATATTGGATGTCGGGCTCTAGAAATGGTAGAAGTCTTATCAACACGGTTTCGGCGGGCGATTCAGTCACTTCGGCTTCTTATACCGCAGTGCTTGATTCTGGCTTTAACCGCTTCACTAGTCCTCTATACGGTGGTTTTGATGGCTTCAACATCAAGGAGAAGGATCCTTTCCGAGACGGATTTGTAACTTCTGCTGCGACAATAAGAAACAACTATGCTTTTAACACTGTTAGGAAGGCTATTGATACCGTTAAGGATCCAGAGTTTGTTGAAATGAACATGCTGAGTGCTCCGGGTATCGTTAACCAGAACCTCACACAAGCCATCATTAATACTTGTGAAGACAGAGCAGATGCTTTGGCAGTCATTGATCTCCGTGGTATCTACCAGCCCTTTACCGAGAACTACAGCAGCTTCCAAACCAGGGTTGACGCTACGTCGCTTGCTGGCGTTGTGACGGCTCTCCGAGATCGAAGCATCAATTCGAGCTATGCTTGTGCTCACTACCCGTGGGTCCAGATTCAGGATACGATAACTGGCCAATTCTTATGGGCACCCCCTTCGGTTGCTGTCATGGGGACACTGGCGAGTTCTGAGAGGAAGTCTGAAGTATGGTTTGCTCCTGCTGGCTTCAACAGAGGTGGTTTAAGCAAGGGAAGGGCGGCTGGTATTCCAGTTACGGCTGTTACGCAGAAACTTTCTTCTGCGGATCGTGACACCCTCTATGAGGCGAACATCAACCCCATTGCTTCTTTCCCGAGTGAAGGCATTGTGGTCTTCGGTCAGAAGACTCTTCAAGTTACACCTTCTGCTTTGGATCGGATCAATGTGCGGCGTTTGATGATCTTCATCAAGAAGGAAATTTCAAGGATTTCTGCTGGTATCTTGTTTGACCAGAATGTTCAGGTTACTTGGGATCGTTTTACAGGGAAGGTCAATCCTCTTTTGGCGAGTGTTCAAGCTCGGATGGGCCTTACGGAGTTCAGGGTTGTTCTTGATGCAACAACGACGACCCCAGACTTAGTTGATCGCAATATCTTGTTTGCTAAGATTTTCCTTAAGCCTGCGAGAGCGATTGAATTTATTGCAATCGACTTTAATATTACAAGGACTGGAGCCTCGTTCGAGGACTAAAAAAAGGGGTGATTTATCTCACCTCTACTACTTATAAGTAAGGGAGAATTAGATAGATGGCATTTTGGACAGACGCAACCCTACAAGATCCAAAGAGGGCATATAGGTTTTTGGTGACCCTTGGTAATATGACAAATGGAGCACAATGGTATGCTAAGAGCGCTACAAAGCCTAGTTTCACCGTTGGAGAGACGGAACACAAGTTTCTAAATCATACTTTTTATTATCCCACTGGCACTACATGGGATCCAGTGACGGTAACTCTGGTTGATCCTTTACAGCCCGATGCCGCAAACCAGGTTTTGGCGATTCTTGTAGCTAGTGGCTATGACCCATCTAAATTATCCCAGGGTGAATATGGAACCACCACATCTAAAGATGCTGCAACAGACGCGCTAGGCGTTTGCATAATTAAGCAGATTGATCACCTGGGTGATGCAGTTGAAACTTGGACCCTTTGGAACGCTTTCATTACAGCAGCTAAGTTTTCTGAACTGTCTTATGATAGCGACGATATGTCTACAATTGAATTAACTTTTCGGTATGATTGGGCTGAACTTTGGACTTCTACGGTCCCCGAATTGGAAGGAGGAGTTGCTTCAAGCCAGAACTTGCTCAAGGTGGGAACTTAGCAGGATATGAGATTTATTTTTAATTAGAGGTGTGAATGGCTAGAAATAGTGGAGACCGCTTGGGGGCTCCAACCGCGCAGGCAGCGAGCCCTCCGATCAGTGAGGCTCCTCCCAATCCCATGTTGGCGTTTGCAACACCAACCATGTTTGTGGAATTGCCATCCAAGGGGACTCTGTATCCAGAGAATCACCCTTTGCATGGGTGTGAGCAACTTGAAATTCGTTTTATGACGGCGAAAGAAGAGGATATCCTAACCTCTCAGTCCCTTCTGAAGAAAGGAATTGCAATTGATAGGATGCTTCAGAGCATCATTCTTGATCCCAAGATCAAGGTTGATGAGTTGGTGGTGGGAGACAAGAACGCCGTAATCGTTGCAGCACGTATCAGTGGATATGGCAAGGATTATGAAGTTGGTGTAAACTGTCCCAGTTGCGCTGCTAATGTGAACTATTCCTTTGACTTGGAGAAGGGCACGATTAACCACGGGGAGGATCATGGGGACTTCGATGTTACCAGAACCGATGACGGGACATTTATTATTAAAACTCCCAGATTAGGGGTCGATGTAGAAATACGTCCAATGTACGGTGCCGATGAAAGGTACCTTGCACAACTTACAGCCAATCGAAGGCGCAAGAATCTTCCCGAAACTGGTCTTACCGACCAGTTGAAGAGGTTGATCCTTTCTGTTAATGGCAATACTGATTTTCCTATGCGAGAAGCGTTTATTTCTAATGCTCCAGCGCTGGATACACGGTATATTCGTCAGGCTTATCGAAAGATTATGCCAAATATTGATCTGACGCAGGACTTCTCCTGCTCCTCATGCGGGTTTGAGACCGAAATGGAGGTGCCCCTGACAGTCAAATTTTTTTGGACTAAGTGATAAATATATTGAGAGCGTATATGAGAT